ACGAAACAATTGTTAACGCTGATGAAGATGATTCTCTAAATGATAATTCTCAGGGATTTAATAATTATTCTGCTCCAGGTGCAGATAGACTTAAAATTTCTGTAAGTTTATTTAAAAAACCAATAACTGATTACAATGATGATCAGTTTGTTGAATTATCCATTATTGAAGAAGGAAATATTAAATCTCAAACCAAGAGAGGAGATCTTGGTGGTGGAGTAGGATATAAAGATTGGACAGACATTCTTGCAAGAAGAACATATGCAGAATCTGGTGATTATTATGTAAAAGCATTTGATTTATCTGTTCATGAGTCTCTTAATGATGGAATAGGAAACAGAGGTGTATACAAATCTGGTCAATTAACTGCTGGGGGAAAAACTCCATCTGATGATCTGATGTTGTATAAGTTCTCTCCAGGTAGAGCGTTTATAAGAGGTTATGATATTGATATTAGTAGCGTAACTTTTATTGATATTCCTAAACCAAGAACAACAGCGACCATTGAAGATCAATCAATAATTTATAATACGGGTCCAACTTTAAGGGTTAATAGAACCTGGAGAGCACCAGATGTTGGAGTTGGAAATACATACATTCTCAGTTTGAGAGATCAGAGAGTGGGTCTTGCTACAGATGGAACCGGTGGAACGCCAGACCCTGCAGGTAGAGAAATTGGTGTCGCTAGGGTATATGATTACAGATTAGAGTCTGGATCTTATAGCGCATCCAATAGCAGTCTTAATCAATGGAATCTTTCTCTGTTTGATGTTCAAACGACAGTAGATTTAGTTCTTAACCAAGCAACCACACTATCTGTTCCTACTTTTGTACAGGGCAGTAGAAGTGGTGCAACCGCATTTATTAAAGATGCAGTCTCAGACTCAAATGCAGTATCTTTGTATGAGGTAGAAGGGGACTTTATTCCTAATGAAGCATTGGTGTTTAATGGAATAAATGATGGCAGAATTGCTACTGCAGTGACAGCATACAGTTTATCTGATGTAAAATCTGTTTTTGGAAGCACTGATAGACTGACTGGTATTAATACCTTTGCTGCTGATGTTGTTCAGACTCCAATAATTGCTGTTGGAGTAGCAACAATTACTAAAGCTTCTGGTGGAGTTAGTACTGTAAGGAGTACAAGTGATGCTCTTCCAGGATTATTCAAAGTTGGAAACCTTGTAGAATATACAAATCCATCGGCAACCATCATTGATCCTACTTTTGGAAGAGTTACAAGTGTAGATACTGATTCTATTCAGATCGCTGCAGTTACCCCTGTTCCAGGAATTGTTCAAGGAGCTCTCCCAACCAGATCAGTTGATGTCAATGACTTTAAGGTAGTATCTACAAAACTTGATCCCTCTTCTGATAACACTCTTTATACTAGATTACCAAAGACTGACATTGAGTCAGTTGATTTTACTAATGCAAGTCTAACCATAAGAAAAGTTTTGAGTGTTGACATTGCTAATGGTCAACTTTCTTCTAACATAATTGCTGGTCAAAATGAAACATTTCTCCCATTTGATGAGGAAAGATACGCTTTAATTAGATCGGATGGAGAAACTGAAGCATTATCCGCTGATAAACTCACTATTGCCAGTGGTGGAACAGCATTAAACATTTTTGGTCTCGGTGCCAATGACACTGGATCTTCTCTGATTGTATCTTTGAAGAAGGTCAAACCAACTTCAAAAATTAAAATAAAGAACAGAGTCAAATCCATAATTGTCGATAAGTCAAATAATCAAGCTTCTGGTATTGGATCAACAACTCTGAATGATGGATTGGTTTATGGTGGTGGTAATTATCCATATGGAACTAGAGTTCAAGATGCTACCATTTCTCTGAACGTTCCAGATGTTATTGATGTTCATGGTGTTTTTGAATCCGCTGATACTAATAATGCTACAGCACCAAAAGTTTCTCTCATTACTATTAATAGCACATCAACTACGACTGGTGAATTAGTGGTCGGAGAGTCCTTTATTGGAGAAACTTCTGGTGCAAACGGAATTGTAGCAGAAAAACTTTCATCTGCACAAATTTCATATATTTCCAAAAATGATAAGAAATTTGTTGAGGGAGAAACAGTAACCTTCCAAGAAACCGGAATTACAGCAGTAGTATCTGTTCTGACTTCTGAAAGTTTTGATATTTCTGAAAATTATAAATTTAGAACAGGACAAGAAAGCACCTTCTATGACCAAGGAAGAATTATAATAAAAGAGGGTAAGTCTCTTCCTACTAAGAAACTAAAAATTTATTATAAGAGCGCATCTTTTGATTCTACTGATAATGGAGATCTCACAACTGTAGAATCTTACAAAAACTTTGACTATAGCAAAGAAATTAAAGGTATTAATGGAGACGCTAATACCGATATCATTGACATTAGGCCAAGAGTTTCTGAATATACAGTTGCTGAGGACACAAGATCTCCACTTGAATTCTTTGGAAGATCTTTTAATGGTGATGGAAATTCTGCATCAAATGCATTAGCATCTGATGAAGCGATTTTAACAACATTCTCTCATTATCTTGGAAGAATTGATAGAGTCTTTTTAGATAAAAATGGTAAATTCCAAGTTATATTCGGAACTCCATCAGAACTACCACAACCACCCAATCCAATTGATGATGCTTTAGAAGTTGCCACGATAACTCTACCTCCATATCTCTACAATGTCAGTCAGGCATCTCTAAAGTTCCTGGAACACAAGAGATATCAAATGAGAGATATCAAAAAACTTGATAACAGAATTTCAAGTCTTGAATATTATACCTCCTTAAATTTACTTGAGGCAAACACCGCAAACCTGTTTGTTCCAGACAGTGAGGGACTGAACAGATTTAAATCTGGATTCTTTGTCGATAATTTTACTGGATTTGCTGCTCAAGAAACAAGCGCACCAATAAAAAATAGTATTGATAGAGCACACAAAGAACTGAGACCAAGACATTATACAAACTCTATTGACTTAATCTTTGGTCCCGTTGTTAATGCAGATTCTACTGCAGATCTTAACTTCTCAACTGTAGAAGGAAACAATATAAGAAAAGCAAATGATGTAATTACTCTTGATTATAGTGAAGTTGAATATATTAATCAACCATTTGCAACTAGAACAGAAAGTGTTACTCCTTTCTTGATTAGTTTCTGGCAGGGAACTATGGAGTTAAATCCTGCTTCTGATACCTGGGTTGATACTGTAAGAATTGAACCTAAGGTTATTGATGTTGAGGGTGATTATGCTGCTCAGGTTGCATTGCTGCAGCAAACAGAAAACCTTGACCCACAAACTGGATTTGCTCCTATTGTTTGGAATGCGTGGGAAACTAATTGGACTGGATTTGAGTTTAATGATACCACTACACAAAGACAAACCGTACAAACTGCGACTCGCGGTGTTGGTGGTTGGATTAATGGTGGTTCCGGGTCGGCAAGATGGGTTCAAGACACAACTTTAACAACCATTGAGGACACTGTTAGAGAAACAATTCGTACTGGTGTAGAAACAAGAACTGGTTCTCAATTATTTGTTCATGAACAGTTTGACCGTGAGTCTGTCGGAGACAGAACAGTAAGTAGAGATCTCATTCCATTCATGAGATCAAGGAACGTTGAATTCATTTCTAAGAGAATGAAACCTCTTACAAGAATGCACGCATTCTTTGATGGAGAACAGGTTGATGAATTCTGTGTTCCTAAGCTTCTTGAAATTTCAATGACATCTGGAACTTTCCAGATTGGAGAAACTGTTATTGGTAGAATGACTACACCTGGACTTGCACCAGTAGCAAGAAGATTGGTCGGAGAAGAACCAAGAATTACATTTAGAGTTGCTCAGGCAAATCACAGAGAAGGTGAATATAATGCACCTAATCAAGTATTCAGAGAAAGCCCTTATGATGGAACTTCAATGTCTGCGGTTTATTCTGCAACGTCTACAATTCTAAACGTTGATACTTTCTCATTATCAAATGAAGCTCAAGGACAGTACTCTGGAGTCATTGCTGAGGGAATGATTCTCAAAGGATCCACAAGTGGTGCAGAAGCAGTCATAACAGGACATAGACTTGTTTCTGATCTTGCTGCAAATTTGATCGGCAGTTTCTTTATTCCAAACCCTAATTCTGTAAATCATCCAAGGTTTGAGACTGGAACAAAGGTATTTACATTGACCAATGACGAAGATAACGATCCAGATGTAGCAACAACAATTGCAGAAGAAGCATTCACTGCTTCTGGAACACTTGAGACCGTTCAGGAAAATATTATCTCGGTCAGAAATGCAAGAATTGAGAGAAGGCAAGAGTTCCAAGAAAGAAACGTTAATGAAAATCTTGGAACACAAGTTGTTGGTTCTCAAGTTACTGGTCAAACAACACGTTCTGACGTAGTTGGTTGGTATGATCCTCTTGCACAATCATTCTTGGTTGAGGAAGACACTGGTGTATTCGTCACCAAGTGTGATGTTTACTTCAGAACAAAGGATGATATGGACATTCCTTTGGTCTTCCAACTCAGAACCATGCAAAACGGTTTCCCAACACAGAAAATTTTACCATTCTCTGAAATTGTTGTTGACCCTGCAGATATTGAACTTTCTGATGATGGATCAGTTGCAACAACAATTGAGTTTAAGGCCCCTGTCTTCTTAGAGGGTGGTCAAGAATATGCAATTGCTCTTGCATCCAACTCAACTAAGTATAGTGTTTATATCTCAAGAATTGGTGAGAATGATCTTTTAAGTGACGCATTTATATCAAACCAACCATATCTTGGGTCTCTGTTTAAATCTCAAAATGCTTCAACTTGGGAAGCAAGTCAGTGGGAGGATCTCAAGTTTATCATGTATAGAGCAGACTTCCTTGAGTCTGGTACTATTGATTTCTATAGTCCAGAACTGTCTGATGGTAACAGACAAATTCCAGTTCTCCAACCAGACTCTCTTCAGGTTTCTTCTAAAACAATTAGAGTTGGCCTTGGAACTACAGTTCAAGATTCTGGATATGAAATTGGTAACACATTCTTCCAAGGAGCAAGCCACATCAATAAGACAAATGCTACTGGCGTTTTAATTGGTGTTGCTGGAACCATTGAAAGAACCGGACTTACAATTTCTAATGCAGGTATTGGTTTGACACCAACAGATGGATCCCATACATTTACGGGTGTCGATCTTGTGACTCTCTCAGGTAATGGTAGGGGTGCTCAGGCCACCGTTGGTGTCAATAATGGTGTTGTTAACTCAGTGGTTGTTACCGGATCTGGTGGTAATGGTTATCAAACTGGAGACGTTGTTGGAATTAATACAATCGGTGCTGGATCAGTAGGAAGAAATGTAAGACTTACTGTTTCTGGAATCGGTAAGACTAGTGAACTTATCTTAGATAATGTTCAAGGAGAATTCACTGTTAGTGGACCTCAATTAAATTATTTCAATAGTGTTGGTGTTGCTCAGACTCTGAATAATGACTTACCTGCTGCACCAGGTGGTGATGTTCAGATTGCTTCGATCAATGAAATTACTGATGGACTGCATATTAAGGTGAATCATCAAAATCATGGAATGTATTTCCCAGATAATAAAGTAGTTATTTCTGGAGTTCTTCCAGATATTAAACCAACTAGGTTAAGTGCAGTATATTCCTCTGATTCTACATCGGGTCTTTCTGTTGAAAATGCAACTGCATTCTCCACATTTGAAAACGTTAGTGTCGGAACTACAAACACTGGATATTTGATAATTGGTGAAGAAGTTATTGAATATTCTAGTGTAGATGGAAATACAATTGGTGGAAACATTTCTAGAGGAAACAATCCTATCACATATCCAGCTGGAACACCAGTTTATAAATACGAACTTGGTGGTGTTAATCTTCATAGAATTAACAAAACTCATACCTTGAGTGATGTTTCTATCGGAAGTTCTATTACGTTCGATTCTTATAACATCAAACTTGATATGTCAGAGAAGTTTAATGCTTCTAATGACGATAGAAGTGATTCTACGGCTGGATTCCCCAAACTTCATATGGGAACCACCGGATCTACTGGAGGACCAAATATTAAGGCAACTCAAAACATGCCGTTTGAAATTATTACTCCAATCGTTCAAAATGTAACTACAAGAGGAACTTCTATTAGCGCAGAAGTTAGAACTACAACCGGACAGAGTATGAGTGGTAATGAAATTCCTTACCTTGATGCTGGATTTGAATCTATTGTTCCAAACGTACCAAATTATCTTAATAGCACAAGATTAATTGCATCTAAAGTTAATGAGGATGCTAAGTTGACTGCGATTGAAGGTGCTAAGTCCATGCAAATGAGACTTAATCTTGTAACTACAGATTCTCATATTTCACCGGTTATTGATGGTCAGAGAGTCAGCACAATTCTTTCTTCTAACAGAGTTGATAGTCAAATCACTGATATTGCAAACGACTCTAGAGTGAAACAAATCTTGACAGATCCAACTGCTTGCCAGTATATTTCTAAGGAGATTACACTGGAAAATCCTGCAACTTCACTGAAGGTTATCTTGGATGCACATATTAATGACTTCTCAGATATTAGAGTTTTATATGCTATCAGCAATAAAGATGGATTCAATCCAATCTTTGTTCCATTCCCTGGATATAAAAATCTTAACTCTAGAGGGCAAATTATTGATGTTGCAAACAGCAACGGTGAGTCAGATTCGTTCGTATCTAAGACTCCCACATATGGATTTGAAAGTGGGTCTATTGAGTTTAAGGAACATACATTTAGTATTGATGAATTGCCTTCCTTCAAGTGTTATAGAATTAAAATTCTATTGACAGGCACTTCACAAACTTATGTACCAAGAGCCAGAAACCTGAGAGTTATCGCCCTAGCATGATGCATAAAGTAAAAGATTATGTGGATCTCGTAAGGGATCCACGAACTGGTGCAATATTGAACATGAATTCTTTAGATCATGAGAAATATGTTGAGAGACGTAAAGTCAAAAATAAAGAGCATCAAAAAGTACAGACTATTGAGGAAGAAGTTGCTAATCTTAAGGAGGACATTTCCGAAATTAAATCACTATTAAAGGAGTTAATCAATGGATCCAACTGAGATAACTTTAGATAATCTAACTAAAAGTTTTGAATATACTAAGTTAGCAAGTCAAATAGATAGTTGTGATGATAAGGGAGAACTTAGAAATATTGCTAAGTGTTTCTGTAAACTTTATTATAAGCAACAGGAAACCATGGCTTCAATAGGTATACCAACAAATGGCAACTAAAACAATTACTTTTGATCCAGACTCTGGCGTACCATATGGTGCCAATTTGTCAATTTATGGTGGGACTGATTTTTCAACCACCTTTAATGTAAAAACAACATCAAATACTGCTTTTGATTTGACAAGCTATTCTGGTGCAGGTGCATTAGCAAAAAGTGTTGCTGTTGGTGCGACTCTTGGAGCCACAGATACTTTTACAGTTGGAATTACTAGTGCAGCTGGTGGAGTTATGAAAATTTCTTTAACTGATACCGAAACTAGTAATCTAACTGAAGGTAGATATGTTTATGATGTTCTCGTGACAATTGGATCATCGACGTATCCATTGGTTCGTGGAAACGTAAATGTCTTCAATACCATTTCATCTTGAACCTAAATACAATTAAGGAATTAGTGTATACATGGCTCAACCAGCAAGTAGGTCTGATTTAATAAACTATTGTAAGAGACAACTGGGAGCACCGGTTTTAGAAATCAACGTTGCTGATGAGCAAATTGATGATCTAATAGATGATGCTCTTCAGTATTTTCATGAAAGACATTTTGATGGTGTAGTTCAAACATACCTAAAATATAAAATTACAGAAGGTGACATTAATAGAGGAAGAACTAGAGGAAATAATCAAACTGTTGGTATTGTAACCACAACAGCATCTTCAACTATAGATGGTTCATCTGTAACGTTTTCTTTTGAGGAAAACAGTAACTATTTGCAGATTCCTTCACAAGTTATTGGGATAAACAAAATATTCAGATATGACGGGTCACAAACGGTGACCAATAATATGTTCAGTGTGAAATATCAAATGTTTTTAAATGACATTTATTATTTCAGTTCCACTGAAGTTTTAACTTATGCAATGACAAAGAGATATCTTGAAGACATGGACTTTGCATTGAATACGGAGAAACAGATAAGATTTAATCAAAGACAAGATAGACTTTATTTGGATGTTGATTGGAGTGACGTTACTAAGGATGATTATCTTATCATTGATTGCTATAGACTTTTAGATCCAAATGATTTTAGTAGAGTTTGGAATGACTCATTCCTCAAGAGATATGTAACTCAACTAATTAAAAGACAATGGGGACAAAATCTAATGAAGTTCCAGGGTGTAAAATTGCCTGGTGGTGTTGAACTTAACGGTAGACAAATTTATGATGATGCTCAAAAAGAGCTTGATTCAATTAGAGAAGTTATGTCTAACACTTACGAACTTCCACCATTGGACATGATCGGTTAATCATATGCTTAATCCATATTTCCAACAAGGAGCAAGGTCTGAACAAAATCTAATTCAAGATCTTATCAACGAACAGTTGAGGATGTATGGTGTCGAAGTGCATTATATTCCAAGAAAATATTTAACAGAGAAAACAATTATCAAAGAGGTAATTCAATCTAAGTTTGATGATGCATACCCTATTGAAGCCTACATTGATAATTTTGATGGGTATAATGATAACACAACGATATTATCAAAGTTTGGAATTCAGCAACAACAAGAATTAAATTTAATTATTTCAAAGGAAAGATTTGAAACTTATATTTCTCCTTTGATGAGAAATGAGGAAAATATAAAATTATCAACAAGACCAAAAGAAGGAGACTTAATTTATTTTCCTCTTGGCGATCGTCTATTTGA